ATACAACGGCAGGTTAGTTTATACATATCAGCATACAATTAACCCTGCGATATCGCTATCGCGTCTTTTAGCTTGTTATTATCTTCAAACAATCAAATCGCAGCGTTTAAAAGCGATCTTCATCCCAAGGGGTAGTGATTGAGTGCTCGTTGCAGCGACGAGGCTTCCGTCCCTGTGATCTGTGATCCAGGTATAGGGCACACGATGTTAGCTTGTGCTAGCTCAACTGCCTAACTTGTTTTTGATGTGGGAGCCATGGACACGAACGCTGATCTGTCCGTTATAATAATCATCTGATTCTAAGACTTGGTGTCTAAATTGTTCACGTGCTTCGATGTAGGAGCACTCTGATTTGGATTTGCAATAAAAAAGTATTTCTCTAGTAAACTTGTCTGAGCCTAATATTTCTATGTCTTTGTTTAGTTCGTCGTTTGAGCCATAATATGTTTGCCAATCTGAATCTATTTTACTTCTAATTTTCTTTCTTTTTTTGTTACCATTTTTGAGCTTTACTACTCGATAAGTAGTTTTGCTAAATTTAGCAAGTTTTTTACCTATGTATTTACGACCCGACACTGTATTTGTAATAATATAAACATACCCGACGCAATCTTCGGGTAATGTTTCAATCTGTGTGTTCTCAAATAACCATGTCATGTAACATAATTATGCCTTGTAATCAAGATTGCAATAAAATGTTATTTCTTCAATACAGGTACTTGGACTAGTGGTCACTGCATATTTTATAAAATCTGACACTTCTGCCAGGTTAATACCGTTGCCAGTCCATGTTGCACGACTGCGACTAAGCTCTGTATCTAAGCGATCTAGAGTAATCAAGGTTGTTTTAAACGGTACATGATTGGTCTTAAATGATGCGGTACACTGCTTACTGGCATGGGCCAGTGCTGCTTTGGCCACACGATACGTTTCAAAGCCAGGCTCACGAGCAACAATACTTTTTTCTCCGGTACTGCCTACGTTAAAAATATAACCCAATTTACCTGCCTGTTTCCATGCATCGTACACTGCTGCCAGTACCTGTACTTGACCAAAGTTAGCCCAAGATTCTTGGGGAGGCCCATCAAATGCATTGTTTACAAATACATCATACTTTAAACTATGTTCTGCAATCTGCTCTACATCTTTGGTAATGTCAAATCCAGTGGATCTGCTAATACCATCTGCACCAAACACATTACATAAAAATTGTCCTAGCCCCCTATTGCCGCCTGTTACTAGCATCTTCATCTGATGGATCCTCCTTGATCCCATACTTTAGTAAACTTTTCTCCACACGTCATGGCACATTCCATGATACGATCTTTTGTGCCCCAGCCTGCGGCTAGTTCTTGCCAAAATTTAGATTTAAAAATATTCTCTAAACTGCAATTGTTTAAATCTAGTTCTGTTTGATATTTCTGTACAAACTGCTGAATCTGAACCTTGCCATCTACGTAACTGTGCTGACTGCTTCCGGGCAATGCACCAGGTGTGTGAAATCTAGCATCGTACAGGTTATGGTTGAAAAAATTGCAAGGCAGTACCAGCCCTTGCGCATTGACAGCAACTTTTTTACCCGCAGCAGCATCGCATTGGATTGTGGTCTGCTGCAGATATTCTCCAAAACTTCCGTACATGTGTTTTAACACTTGTATCTTTTGTACACTGGGATTGCGTAATTCTGCGCTGGTTGGAGCTTCTAATTGAAATTCAACATCGCCTTTTTTATCCATTACCGGCCAGTATTTGAATTCTGTTTCATTTTGATGATCGTAAAAGCGACCGGTCTTTCTTGCTAGAAAATTAAAAAATCCATATTCCTTGCTCAACTGCCTGGCCTGTTCCGATTGATGTTCGTTGTGCTTGAACGCAATAAAGTTCCATTGCGCCCTACCGCCTGCTTTAATATATGCTCTTGCATTACGCATGGCAACTGTGTATTTTACATTACGACGATACAAATGTAAAGTATCTTCTAGTCCATCGAACCCAAAGTCAATTTGCCCGTACCCGTTCATTATGGTAGCAATTTCTGCCCAGTAATGTTCGTCGTGTACACCGCCATTGGTATGAACATACAGCCACAGCGTGGGATTCTTGCGTCTAAAGTCCTGTAGAATATCTAAAAAATCTGGATGCATTATAGGGTCGCCATAACTGCCACAGAAAAATACCTGTCTAAGCTTACCGCAATGTTCAACACTAAATGCCGCATCAATGGCCTCTCTACTCAAATGCACCAGCGGCATGTAGGGATTAACGCCTTGCCCTAATTCATTCCGGGGACATTGAGGACAGGCAGCATTACAATAGGTTGTAATTTCAATTTGGTACTCGGTTATGTTGTTATAATTAAACATTAAAGTATGCTTTAATCTGCTGTAACACTTCTTTAGTTGTTTGTTGTCCGTCCATGGTTGTGTCATTGATATTAAACAAATCTTGTATCCATGAATCAATTGGGCTATTAAAATTTAGTAATAAAACTCCGTTGTGTCCAAGATATAAACTATGCTCCGGTGGCCCAACGGTGTCCCACGGAGGTAGATATGCCAATTGCTTAAATTTGTGTATGTGATACTTTAAGTCAACATCGTTGATGTAAATCTTATGTAATTCAAAATACTTGTCTGGGTTATTATCTAACAAATAGTTTTTTCCGTAGTGCTCTATTTTAAGATCATTGCAGTCTTGGAAATCTAGCGTAAATTCTTTTTCCCACGTCGTGGAATTAGCTTCAAATCTGTCAATAATGACATCATTGATCTTGATCATTATCAACGGCCATCCATTGCTATTCTGTGAGTGATATTCTAATTTTAGTTTTATACTTGCCATTGGTTATCTTTTTGTATGCTTCTTTGAGTCTTAATAGCTGACTGTCACCGTTCCAAATTTTATAACCCAGCTCCATTAATATTTCCTGCAATTTTATTCTACGATTAATGCGTTCTTTAAATGTTAATTGCGGATTTATTGCCAAGGTCCAATCAAATCCCACAGCCTCGCTGTGGAACTCTTCATGCAACGGAGTGCCTTCGTCAATACTGGCAGTGCTGCCTAAGTTAACTCCGTAAATAGTTCCATCAAGCGCATACTTCTTGTATTGTTTAAATCTTTCTATTCCTACATTAAAGTCTTGTTCGGTTTCTGTTGGGTATCCAACTATCATTAAAAAGTAACAATTCATATCATTTTTATGCATCTGAGCTAAGGTAAAATCAAGATCGTCGTCGGTAAATCCTTTTTTCATATGATCACGCACAGATTCACTCAAGCTTTCTATACCTAGTGCTACTCCATTCATACCAGCAATAGCTGCCAATTGATAATCAGCTTCGGTGAATACAGTGGGGTTACGCACAATAAACTGTCCTCCCCAGCTGAAAAATTTTGAAGGCAGATTGTTATTTTTATAAAAAGCTGCTAGGGTTTCACACAACTCTCTAAAATTCTTCACACTACCATTGATTAGACTATCAGTAAACCAAAAATTAGTAACATTGTATTTTTTAAAATGGTAAATCATTTCATTGGCTACACTAATTCCGGATCTAAACCTATATTTTTTCCATGCCACATGTATGTCGCAGAAGCTGCATTTGCGCACACATCCTCTGCTACTGGTAATTGGTATTTGTGGAGTTTTAGAGGTATAGCGATACTCTAACTCAATCACATCATCATAGTTAGGATAAGCAATATTATCTAAGTCATCTATCTGATTGGCTAAATCGTTGTTGATACCAGGTGCATCGTATTTTCCCTGTAGCAGATTGATAATATTAACATCACCTTCGCCTCTTATATAAAAATTAATTAAATTATTAGCCAGTAATGCTGTACCAAAATCATTAGCATACGCTCCTATTCCGTTGGTGCTTATTCCAGCACCACCAATTAAAATTTGATTCTTAAACACTGGGCGTAACTTTTGTAATAATTGTTTAGTAAAAAGCTGACACTGAAACGTAAACACGCTGATGCCTAGCCATCTAGGATTAATGCTGACAATTTCTTCAATAATGTGTTGATAGTAAGAATCCAAATAGTCTTTTTCAGCAACATCAAGTTCAGCTTCGGTAATGTTTAAACTAAAATATTGATCTAGTTTTTGTGCAATAACAACATCTGTACACTCAGAATATAGTTTTAAATTATAATCTTTAACTTGAGCAGTATACCCGTGATGCTCGCAGATTCCTTTTAATAAACTAGTAGCTGCAGGTGGATATACCAAGGATATTTGCGGCACATTTATTAAAAGAATATCTATCATACAATATCAACATCAGTATTGTAACTGGTAAACCCGTTTTCTTTTACTACACTTAGCACATTGTTTACCCGCCCAGCTAGCTCGTCCTTGTGTGACACTAGCCAAACTGAGCGATTGCCTTCACGTGCCATTTTTTTCAATATAGCTAGGCTGTTCTCTA